AAGATAGAGAATCACATCAAAGAAGGCAAGTTTTGGCGTGGAGTTATTATAGCTTGTATTCCTGTTTTTAGCACAATACTCATAGCACAATACAATATGTCTATACAAAATAACGAAAAAGTAATTGCTCTTAACTCAAAACTGACCACTATGGTTGAGGTAAATACAGTAAGATTGAATAGGTTAGAGAATTTATATTTCAAATGATAGAACGCCGCATTAAAGATATTTGTTCCCATTGTGGAGCAGAAATGTTCAAGTGGCTATTTAATGGTAAAGTAATGAAGGCTTGTATAGTTTGTGGTGAAGAAATCGAAGCTAAAAGAGAGAGCGATTTTCACGAGTTTCATAAAGAAGTAGATACTGAAAGATAAGATTTTAGATATACTAGACGATATGATTTGTTACATAGTTAAGGGCATAGCCGGATTTATGCAATTACTCTTATCAACAATCTGGTGGATGTTTTTACCAGTATTTATATTCATAGGACTATGCATATTAGCGTATGAAGCATTTCAAAGGAGGGTAGGATGGATTTAACACAAATTATTGCAGTAGGGGTAACAGCGTTATTAAGTATCGGGGGGATAGGAGTATTTGTTGCTAAAAATATAGCCAAGGCAAAAAAGGCTATAAACGTAGCTTCTGAATCTCTGGATTTGGTAAACACAGTTATAAAGTCTTTAGAAATCAAGGCAGGGGAAACTAAATCAGAATTAACTGCCGACGAAATTAAAGCAATTACTGCGGAATATAATGAATTAATGGCGGCGATTAAGGCTAAGTAATGGCAGCCACAATCTTAGGGATTATCGCTTCTATACTAACATTAGCAATATCGTTATTTGTTTACTATTCAAGCGATAAAACCAAGATAAGAAAATTGAAAGCGAGGCAAAGTGAACTTGAAGAACAATTACGAATTGCACTTGTCAAAAATGATACCGTTGCTATTTCTTCTATTAGTCTTGAACTTAGTAGGGTGCGTCAGAAGTTGTCCGATTTTAACGCAAGATGAACAAATTCAAGTAATCCCAAAAGGTGCAATATATACTGCTATCTGGGATGGAAAAACCCAAGAATTTAAGGCAGAACAAGATAGAATAGCCATAGCAAAAGGTAATTATATGGAACTACAAAAGAAAGCTGATAAGTGTCAATAAATAAAGAATACCTAATGATTGCTTCAATGGGGCTAGGGGGAATTTTTGGTGCTAAAAGTTACCTTGATTCACCTTACGCCTTAGCAGACCGTTATGTTGTAGAGGCTTTAAGGTGAACGAGTACACTATTTTATGGACAGCCTTTGGTTCGATGATCGGTTTATCCTTAGCCTGCCTACTCTATGCTCTTGGCGGCCGGGAAGGGAAGTGGAAACGCAGATTTATAGCTTCCCTTGTTTTATCCATAACTCTTAACCTGGCCGCTTTAGTTATGGGAAGGTTCAGTTTTTGGCTACTCTTGACGTTTCCTGCTCTGATTATTGGCTTCTCTATGGGCTACGGAGCAGATACTCTAATTGGCAAGCTCATAAGGCGCTCTATCTATGCCCTAAGTGTAATTGCTTCCGGATTGATTTTCTGTTTTGTTTTTGGCGGCTGGGCCTGGTGGGTGCTTCCGGTTCACGTAGGAGTAGGCCTATTTAGTATTTATTTAGGAGTGCGTAATCCGGTTTATGCAGCGGCCGAGGAAATTTTCGTATGCGCGTTATTAAACATAGGACTTTGTATATACCCATTTATTGTTAGATAAGGAGTAACCATGACACTTGCACAGCTTCGTCAACTTTCCAGAGGTTTAATACCTGGAGCAAAAATCCAAGTAATAGATAATGCGACTATGGACTTAGTCTTAAACGAAGGAGTAAAAGATATTGCAACCTATACCCTTTGTTTAAAAACTAATAAGAAATTTACTGTTACTGACGGCAAGTTTGAATATGATTTATCCACTCTTATAGGAGATTACCTTACTCCCGATAAATCCGGTTTATGGTGGAACAATGGTTCAGTATGGAGACAGCTTAATCCAGTAACTCTAAAATACCTTGATGAATTTAAAACTAATTGGCGTAGCTTAGGTGAAGCAAGCCCGATGGATTATTCCATAGACGGAGATATTTTAACTCTTTCTCCTACTCCTAATACTACATTAGCAAATGGACTATGGTTATATTACGCAGAAAGACCGATTTCAATGACAGAAGATTCACATTATCCTTTTTCCGGTTCTGCTACAGAATTAACGCACTTAAGTATATTTGATTTTGCGATAATCTTGTTTGCTAAGATGAGATTGGAACCAATGTTAAATAAAACAGCTGACGCTAATCTTTCTATGCAGGAGTACATCAGGGAAAGAGAAGAAAAGATGAATTTGTTATACAGAAGAAAAGACGTAATTAGCTCAAGCGACACTAGACTACAAGGGCCTGCAATCAGATGATTAAAAAATTATTGTTAGTTTTAGCTTTATTAATATTACCATTTCAAGCAATAGCTTCTGATCCTACTCCGAGATTTCATATTATTCAAGATTTCTCGAAGGGATTAAATAGTCATATCTCAGATACTAACGTCGCGGAGAATCAGGGAACCGAAGCGACTAACGTAAGAGTTAATAATCGCTTTTCTTCTTTAGCAAAGCGTGATTTACTCTTAACTGCTTGGGATGCCGGATCTGCTTCTGTAAATGGTTTACATAGATATTATAAATCAGACGCAACAGTTAAAACGATTATCGCTACAAGTACGTTTCTTGATATTGGAGACGCGACCGCAACTACTACGACCCACATTGAAAGTATTTTGACTGACGGAAAACGCTGGCAGTTTGTTACTTATAAAGACGTAGCCATTGGTACTAACGGATATGATCAACCAGTTAAGTATGACGGACACACTCTAACTACCGCAAACACAGATAACGCCCGAACTGCGGCAGACTTATGCGCGCAACTCGGCGCTCCATTCGCACAGTTGTCAAGCGAGAATGGAGGTAATGATTTAGACGCTTCATCTTGGTATCAGTATAAAGTGGTCTTTTATGACGGAACTACTTATTCATGTTCTCAGGCTCGAAGCAATCCGATTGTAACCGGAAGCTCAGTTCAGAATATTACTCTTACTGGAGTGCCGATTGGTCCAGTAGGAACTACACACAGGTATATTTATAGAAACTTAGGAGCGGCCACAAGGGCGGACTGTTTAGCAGATACGACGTTTTACATGGTTAAAGACCTTGCCGACAACACTACTTTAACCTTTGACGACGCCATGGCTGACGCGACTGCTGATGATAATACCGCGCCTACTTGGGCCACAGCAACAACAGGTGGGATCTATGTAACACCGCCAACAGGAAAATACCTCAATATCCACAAAGAAAGGCTTTGGATTGCCGGGAATACAACCAATCAATCTGATCTTGATTTTAGCGACGACGGAAACCCGGATTACTTTGATCCTGATAATTTCTTTATTATCCGGGCAGATGATGGAGACGAGATAACCTTTGTTAAGACTTTCTTGGGCCTTCTGACAATAGGCAAGACTAACTCTATTCAGAAGCTCTATACAGACGGTTCTACTGTAACGGACTGGTATGCCAGTGATCCATTCTCTTTTGTGGGTTGTCCGGCTCCTTATACTGCTGATGTAACTCCTAAAGGCATAATTTACTTAGGACGAAAAGGACTATATCTATTTAACGGACAAAATTCTCAACTTATATCAGACGCAGTAACCCCACAAATTAACGATATTTCTCAAGCGGATATAGCAGACACCGCAGGGATATATTTTAATGATGAATATAGGTTGGCTTATACTTCTTCCTCTTCCGGTGGTTCAACTAATAATAGGGTTCTGCTTTATAACTTTATCCGAGATGCTTACGTTTTAGATACTGAGAATATAAACTGCTTTGCGGTATTTAATTCAGGCACAGACTTAGGTACGCTTTATTCAGGTTCTTCCGCAGCAGACGGATATGTTGTAGGGCATACTTACGCATCGCCTACTTTAACTAAGAGATATAAAAGTGAGATTGACACAGGAACATTTGCTGACACGCGCTCTTATGGTACAGAAGATGAGCCTCAGATTGATATGTCTTGGTCTTGCACAATAGCGACTTGGCTTACTGACTTACAGGCTAAAAACGCGAGTATAAACACCTTAGCCGATATAATTACCTACCTACCTACTGCTACCATAGCAAGACCCGACGGAACTGGAACGTGGACAAGCCCGGTTTATGAGATAGGAGCTTCTACTCTTGATAAGATTTATTGGAATGAGAATTTAGGCGCTTTTGGTGATGTAACTTTTCAAGTTAGGTTAGGTGCGACTTCCGGGGCTTGCGCGGCAGCTTCTTGGGAAACCGCAGTAACTAATCCTAACGGGTCTGATATATCAGGGGTAACTGCTAATTCTTTCATTCAAATCCGCGCTAATCTAACAACTTCTGATACTGCCTATACTCCATACTTATTTCAGACAGACGGATATTTATTTAAACTGCTTTATTCAAAAATCGGTGCGGCGAATGAGACTTCCGTATTAAGTATTTATAAAACAGGTTGGAAAGATTTTGGCGTACCAGGATATAAAAAACAAATACAAAGAATAAAGGTATTTTATAAAGGAACAGCCGGAACGCTTAATTTCAATATCATAGGCGACGACGGAGATATAAATAAGACTTTCACGATAGATTTATCTAAGGCAACTGACTTTTCAACTACTGACGAATACACCGGAGACGGTGATATTAAAGTATTTACATTCTTACCCCCTATGAACAGCGCAACTGAGCCTTCTCTAATAAGCCAGTTATTTCAATACACTTTAACAGAAACTGGTGCAATAGGGTGGGAAATAAAGAAAATTGAAACTAAGTTTGTGGTGGAGGAGCTTTATGATTAGACGCGTGATACTTATAATTCTATTATTTACTTCTCTAGCTTATGCCGGAGAGCAGGTAACGAGTTACGATCAATCAACTGTTCCTGTATTAAATGA